GTATTTTCCGTTGCGTAATTTTAGCATTCCAAAATTACAGATTTCAATGCCTATCGAACTTTTATTAAGATTTTGGTAAGCCGCCCCATTGCGCGAAAAATCTTCTACATCAATTCCTAAATGCCAAGCCCAATGTTTACTGGAAAAGCATTGTACAATTTCTCCATTATTGGCGATAACAAATGCCGTTGCTATCCGTGTTTCGTTACTATTCCAAAACTTACTTACCGCCCTTGCATTTCCACCCCCGGCTGTGTGATGTAAATATATTTGCGTTTTTGTAGCTTCCTCTTGAAAATATTGCGATTTGTCCAAAGTAACTTGAACGATTTTACTGCTATCTAATTGCGTCGGTATCATTCTTTAATTCTTTTGCTCGTTTTAATAAATTTTTTAAACTTTCCCAAAGGTCAACGCCTCTTACTGCTTTGTAATTTTCATTTATACTAACCACTTCAATCGAAATTAAAACCAATGAAAGTATTTTAGTTAATAATAATTCTTGGTTAAAGATACCTTTTAGTATTTCATTTAATATAAACCAATCAATAAGAAAAAATAAAATTATCGTAAATTGGTATAAAAACATCTTTGAAATAACTGCGCTTAACCCACGCGAACTAATCGGAATCCCTTTTTTTCTACTTTTCCAAAGTCCTGTAATTGTATCTAAAACAATAGCAAAACCAACCGCTAAAATCATTCCGTAAATCGGCATAAAAAACGCCCCTATAACGCTGAGTAAGGTAGACCATTTAGATTGCATCGTTGTTAGTATAATCGTCGCGTTTGTTTTCATGTGTGCTATAAATTTGAAATGTAAGTAAACAAGTGTATGCTCCTGCTAAAATACGAACGTAAATCATTTGGCTTTCAATAAGCGCAATAAAACATCCGGTATAAGCTAAAATATAATATAAAACTGCTATTCCTTTTAAGTGCATTTAATTGTTGCTTTTTGTTTATTAAGTTTTTTAATTAATTTCTGCAACTTAAGAACGTTGTTTTTTTTTGGTTCGTATTGTTTTTTTATATTACCCATCCTGTATAATTTGAATCCGTGTTCGGGTAAATATCCGAATTTGTGTTTGTATAGTATTCAGGAAAGGTATTGCCTGAAAAAATCATAAATTGAATAAAACGCTCCGTATAGTTTTGAGCTAAATACTTTTGCTTATCAATTAAAAAATCTACTTCGTTTTTTTCTACGTTTGTAGCATTTTCAGAGCTATGCTTAAAAATACCTTTGTTTGCCATTGTGTAAGCCATAAAAGGTAAATATTCAACCATCGCCCAATGAATTAACATCGGTTTGAGATACGTTTCAACTAAATCTAAATAAGGGTTTGCCAACGTACCCGCAACTATGTCCGCTTTAATTTTATCCAGTAAATCAGTTCCCGTGTATTGTTGAATATGTATATCCTGAGCAACTTTAATCCATTGAATAAAAGTATCTGTATCAATGTTTCCGTTGAGCGACGTAAATCGCACTAAATCGTCCCGTGTAATCAGTAATGCTTCTGCCATGTTTATTTAGGTAAAAATCCGCGATTTGGCATATCTATCGGACGTGTTGTAACTAATTTATCATTTTTAATAACATATCCATATTTTTCCGCTTTACGTCCTGCAATTCTTTTGGCTAATGGACTTCTCACGTCAATTCGAAAACGTGGATCAAATTGTACGTAAACTTGTTTATTCCAAAGATGATGGCAATTTGGTCCGCCTTTGTATAACCATATATCGTAAGTTAATGCACCCTCCGGACCAAAACCTATTTTACGTCCGTCCTTGGTCTCATAAAATCCGTTTACTACATTTTGCCCCATACGTACAATATCTTCTTTTCGATATATTTTTTTTCTCTTTTTCATTTCTTTGCAAAATGGACGGCTATTTGGTTTATCCACGCCCACGTAAACATATCGGGTAATAAACAAAATGCCATCAATTCTTTCGTCTTGTTCCGATTTTGAATTAGGAAACGCCACGCCGCTATTTACTAATTGAACTAATCGTGACAATAAATTTTTTTTACCTTTTCCTGCTAATGCTCTATTTTCTTCATCGTCCTTTTCGTAATCAACCGGGGCTTCGTCTATTAGTAACCAATCCTCTTGCGGTTCTTCGCCAAATTCTTGCAACGCTAATGCTATGTCTCGTTCGATGCTTTGTTCTTGTACTTCTGAACTCAGTTCGGTTGCATCCGCTCCTGTTTCCTCGGTAACTTGTTCTTCGGTAGTTGCGTTTTCTAAGTCGGTAAATTCAAGAGGTTTAAGCGTTCTAAAAAATAGTTTTAAGGCGATTCCGTTAAATGCTAAAATTTTATCGAAAGCCTCTATTATTTCGTCTTGAAAAGGTTTAATGACCATATTGTTAAAAAGAATAAACGAATTTTGTAATTCATCTGCATTTGAACTAAATCCATTTGAGCTTGCAATTCCGAAAAGTAAAGGACTGGTTACATTATGCCCTAACATTATCTTTCGCAAACATTCTTCGCTTAAATACGTGTAATGATCAGGCGCATCGTTCAATGGTATATCTTCAACCGTTGTTTTAGATTCTTGATTTTGATTAAACGCTACAATTACTTTTTGTCCTTTTGAACCCGTCAACTTGCTTAATACCTTTTGTGAAATAAGGTCTTGTTGTTCTTCGCTGGGAACGCCGTTATTGAAATTTACAACCTTAGTTCCGCTAAATCCGTTTTGTACTTCGTTGATTAAATATTCGCTTATTTCTTCTTCCAATACTGCGTAAGGTATCGCCCCTTGGTAATCAGGGTAGGCGTAGTATTTCATACCAACCCCGTAAGGTTTAACAAACATTATTTCAACTTTGTCTTTTCCGTACCCGAACGCGTTGTATCTTTGCGGTTCATATTTTCGCACGTCTTCCCAATTATCCGAATAATAGTAACCCGTAATTTCGCCTTGTTCATTGCATTTTTCGGCTCTTAAAAGATTAACGGGTATATGATAAGCCTTTAAAATTTTATCGTGTGTATCATTGTAATGAACTTGCATAGCAAATTGACCAAACAACTTGCGGTCGAAAACCATTTTACGCAAACAATCCAAACTGAATAAGGTCATCATTTGAGCGTATTCGTTAGGTTTTCTCGAAGCGTCTAATGCGCTTAAACCTTTGCCATAAATTAAACGGCTAATGTTGTTTATGATCGCGTTGTTTGTCGTCGATTTCGTGTACCTTTCAATAAGGTAAGCAAAGTAGTTATTATCTTCTCCAAAATCAATCCAGGCATTTCGTTTGGATTCTTGAATAATCGGTTGCTGATATTCTGCTAATTGTAAAACGTGAACGTTATTCATACATTACAAAATCGTTAGTTGTTTGATTTGAAATATAACCTCCGTTATTAACCGAAAAAGTGTCAATAGCTTGGTTTGTGCAAAACATTCGTTCTTTTAATAAAAGGTTTCCCGCTCCGTCTTTAATAATCGCATAATAAAAATGATTTTCTTTCGTTGGTAAAACGCCGCTAAACGAATGCACGTAATCGCCTGAAGTAAATAATCCTGGCACCGCTACGCTTACGTTCGTGTTTTCGTCCGTCAGTTCCAATGTAACGCCGGTTCCGTAACGCAAAATAAAATTAAATGTCTGGGTTATTAAAGTTTCCTGAACTACTATCATATTAATATAACCCTATATTCGTTTTTTTGTGCAAAAAAAAAGGGGCAAAACTGCCCCTCTTTATCTGTTTACAACATTTTTACGACGTTACTACCGTTGGTGAATTAAGCAAAGTAACTAATTGCGCTTGCGTTGACGCATCTAAGAAATTTGCTGGGGTAACTTCCTGCCCTGTAAAAGTCAACGAATATCCGTTCATATCGCCTAACGCAGTGCCATTACCAATCGTTCCCGCCGTTACGTCCATACCCCGCAAAAGTCCCGCAATAAAATACTGCCCGTTATTGTTTTCCACAATAATATTTGGTCGTCCGTAAGATAACAATTTAACCTCTTTGTGTGTAATAGCATCTTGTTTTTTCAACGTAACGGTTAATACTTGTTCAAAAAACGTAGTGCCGTTTTCGCGTGAACTTGTAATTGTTTGCTCAAACGAATTTGTACCCTTTAATTCAAACTTAAAAATATCAGATGAAGCCGGTAAATTTATTGCAGTAATTTGGTCTTCAAAACCTACCGTAGTATCGTAAGTAATGTCCGATTCATCGTAAAGTCCGTAGTTTAAGATATAAATGTTTTTTAACCCACCAACCGCGTCTTTACATGGTTCAATTCTACCGTGAAGAATATCGCAACTCATTTTAAATAGTTTTAATTGTTAATAAAATGGTAATATTATCCGTAAATTACGATGTCTTCAATAACTCCGTATTGCGCACCCGCAGCGTATCGCATGATAATCCTGACATTGTTATCCCCCAATGTAGCTGCCGTATCAATTACTCGAACCTCTTGTGTGTCGCTTAACAATGAACAACCAAAATAAAGGTTTGACGTGGTTGTTGCCATTGCGCTATTTGCTGGTAATCCGTTAGCCATAAAAATTGGAATACCATTAAAGCTAAGGTTTCCGTTTGTGTACCATTGCGTCCCCTGAGCGTTTATACCCGCGTTTGCAAGTGAACCCGAACCCGAAGTACCGAACCCACCCAACGCCGAAATATACGCCTTTACGAAATTTTG